CTATAACCCAGGGTTTTTCGTCTCTTGCGCGAGCAATGCTTGTGCGGCTGCCCTCCGTAAAAGGGGGAGTTACATCGGGTTTTTAGCAGACCTATCACATGTCATTGCGTTCGTGACAGATTCTTAGGAATCAGTGTGGGTAGGAGGCTTTACGTCTTATGTAATGCACGCAGTTCACCACTTGGTGACATCAGAATTAAATATTATGGAGGGATCCGGCGATATAGTACGTTTTTCTGAGTGCGGCACAAGCTGGTAAACCAAATTATTCAAACCATCAATTTCCAATATGTCTAGATTTTACAACTCTATTGTGACAACCAAATACGACCCGGCCGTAAACTTTAAAGGTATGGCCCGAATTTATAGATGTGCGACGACCACATCAACCTTCAATTTTGGTAGCCCGGATGTTCATGCGCGTTACAATATTTACAAAGTTGCCGCACATACAAGCTGCCGTGCTGCCCCAGGTGCACTCGGCGACCAACCCAGGTCCCAGGCGTGTGTGGCGTACATGCGGGGAGGTTCCATGTATTACACGAATGGGCCGGACCCGGACGTCGATGACGACGCTTCGGTTGTCTCTGACGACGGTGAGTACCCAGACACAGTCCGGGAAGGGTTGGACGGCGGAGCTGTGATCGCGCCGGAACAGGAGGTGGGGACTAGCGCTCCCGGCGCTAGCAAGAAGAAGAAGAAAGGTTCCAAAGGCAAGGAGAAAAGTGAGGCTGTTGTGAGCAGCGAGGCAGGGGTCGCGTCAGTGGGCGAAGGAGGTGGTGACGCCTTCACTAACCAGGACAAGCACCATCATGGTGGGTGCATGGTTAAACCCCACGCAATCTGCCTTCGTCAGGGCAACAAGTATAGGATCGCCCAACGCATTAAGGTCAATGACAAGATGGCGGAGGACTTCCTAAGTGGATCCAACAAGTACGTCTCTAGTACAGGAGATTACAGGGTGGCTGATCTGAGCTGCCTTATTGAGCAGCTGGCTGCAGGCGTTGCATACTGGTCACTGGGCCAGAGCTTTACCATGGATGATCTGAGTGGTGGTCTGCCTTTAAGGGTCATAGCTGTAGGTGCGGCAAGCGGACCGTTAGGCGCCAGTAGCAACACCATCTGGCTGCCTGCGCATGCAGACGACATATCGTCGCCTCACGTAGTAAGTGCGGTGGTGGCGGCGGCAGCAGCCGGTGGGAGCACCGTAGTTACGGACCGTCTAGTATTGGACGCGAGTAACTGTCCTATTATAGAGCACCCAGTGGATGGTGCGCTAGCAGAAGGGTGCCTAAACGCATTACGTATCCTGGGCAGCAACTACGCCCATAACAACGCTGGAGGGGTGTTTGCTTACGCGATGGCGAAGGGGTTCACTAAGATCCTGACCGTCGTAGGCCAGAGTGACGAAGGTGCTTTTATGCGCCGCGTGTTGCGGGAACACGGTTTCGTGCCTAGCTATGGGGGAATTAACACCCTACTGCGCAGCTGGGACTGCCTCCCCCAACCACTAGTGGGCAGCAAAGACAGTTGGGTGGGCTTTTGCGACGGTTTGGCGCTGAGTATAGCAGCAAGCGTGGCCTTGGCTGACCCGTGCATAGAGATCGATTCTAAAGTATATCCCACTGTGGTAGGAGCGCCACGTCTAGAAGTCGAGGATGCGGGAATTGCCGGGCAACAAGTGCCAGACAACCCATCTAAAATATTGAATGAGATCTTGAAAAGTGCCCCCATGTTCTCAAAACAGTACGTGTCTGTGTTGGCGCAGGTGTGGGGGCTGAACGTAGGCGCCACCACAGACTTACAGGACTATGTAGCACACAACGCGTTACTAGCGTCCTTCAGCCTTGGGAACCTGGACAACGACAGGCACCTTAGGTATAACGTGCTGGCGCCTTGGTATTGGGTGGAGCCGACGGGGATTATAGACATTGATGTCGACACGGTAGCGCAGAAGTCAGGGTTCGGGGTGCTTTGTACCCGTTCGCGCGAGGGTGTGATACCCCTTTTCGAAGACTTGCAGGTCCTAGAGACTAGGGGGGTTGCATCTGTAGTGCAAACCTCGTGGACGTGTGCGCGCAAAAGTGGCTACGTCTTGCATTATAGCGGCCACCGCCTGGACGGTTTGAAGCATCTGGTGCCGGTGCAGTTCGACCCGGAGCAGATTGTACTGCCTGGGCCGGGGATCGCAGGCCGTGCGACCACAATTAGGAACCGGCAGCGTAACAGGCTACATTTGGCTTCATACCTATGGCGCAGGGGGGAGAACAGGTTTTGCGCGCCTTCTGAGCTGGTCTACACTGGCGGGGGGATGCGGATGGTAATTACTCATCAGTCGCCGAGCGCCGGGCCGAATACGTGGGGCTTAGATAACAACCACGCTCCTAGTAGTAAGGAGCTGGCACTGGACATAACACTCGTCACGGCGCCTTTAGAGCTCTGTGACACGAAGCCAATAGGTCACATAAACACTGAGGTGCAGGCCAGCTTCTGCGAGGGTGTGGCAGCACTTCGCGGCGCCAGCTACCAGCCAAACACTTACAGCTCTTTTGGACAGCTGGGACGCGTCATAGCTCGTGACTGCGGGAGTGGGGCTCCACTAGTGAACCATGGTGTCCCGAGGCCTGGCGAGTCCTTCCAGACGCAGAAGCGCAGTGAGCCGGCGGCGGTAAAGGTGCCAGTGAGCATACCTAGTGTCAAGACAGGTAAGGGCGCGGAAGTCCAGGCAGTGAGGGTGCATGAGCCCGCGCGAGCGCCTACGCTGGTGAGTGGGTCGAGCTCGAATGCTCGCATATATAACGGGCCGATACATGCAGCACCTGGTGCTGTGGCCAACAACGCAATAGCCGGGGACCGCCCGGCTGCCGCTGCGGTAAACGCGGGAAGTGATGACGGGCTAGCTGGCCGCGGAGGTGCAAATGATGCACTCGCGGCTGGCGAGCAACAATGAGTAGGGTAGCGGGAAGAGTCGAGGATTTTGGACTGATCGGCTCATTCCTGGAAAAACACCTAGTCCAAGAAAACGTAAACGACCTGCTGTGCGCCTCAACTAATTCACAGTGGGAAACTGTGTCATCACTGCAGATGACCGACTACATGGAGGCGATTTCTACTAGTATACTTGTCTGTAATTATCCTTATCACATTCATTTCAATTTCGGTCTTTTAAAATACATTCTTTACAACAGTTTCTATGTGGCAGAATCGTTTTATGCCAAAGGCGACTTTAATCAACCTCAGCGTGATTTAGTGGGTTCACGAGTTATCAAAGGGGTCTTTAGGGGCCTGTTTCCACCGAAGCCCTTTGACCAGGCGGAAGTCAAGGCAAACTTACACGTGACGGGGGTACTGTGTGATCTCAAAATAGAATCGGAAAGGATGTTCGTAGATGCATGCGCTGTTTTGGCAGACTCTGGGGGGGCGTACGAGGATCAAGCAGTGAGCATAGTTCTGTACGGCTGCACCCTGGCACACTGGGGGTGGCGTGAGCCTTTCAGGTTAGCGCGTTTTCTAGTCATGAACCCGAAAGAGGCCAAGGCACTAAGTTGTCTACTCAAAGGGCTAGGCTGGAATGGCGTCCAGGAGGGTGCAGTCTTATGTGAGGCGAATGTTCTGGCTGGCCGGGGAGTAGGCACAGTCGATCTGGAACACGAGGCCTCTTACAGGTGTAGGGCAGACGAGGTACGCGCGGGCACGTACAACCCGGACGAAGCCACACTGCGCCTGGCAATTCGCGCTGTGCTCACGGAAGAGATAGACCGGGACCACCTTGTGTATGAAGATGAGGAAACGTGGTGGTCTAGGCGCTGGCTCTGGTGTGCTAATGGCTCCCACAACAGGACTGCGGAGGCTCATGCAACAGGGGTGGACTCCATCATACCCGACATCGTGCAGAGGCCGACGCGGCAGAACTTCGTGGCTGCCAAAGACAAATGCAGCGTAGGACAGTGGAATGGCCGCGTGGTAGCAACAGCTAGCACGAAGTATGAGCATGGGAAGACACGTGCCCTGTTCTCATGTGATACAGCTAGCTACATTGCTTTCGAACGCGTGCTACGGCCAGTGGAAAAAGCGTGGCGAGGGGTCAGTGCCGTACTATCACCGGGTGAAGTAGGAAACTATGGCATGTGTGAGAGGGTACGCGACATGCGTTCTAGCGGCGGTGTCAGCGTTATGTTGGACTACGACGACTTCAACAGCCAGCACAGCACACGGAGTATGCAGATGCTATTCGACGAGCTGTTTCTGTACATCCAGGAGGACTGTGGGCTGAAGGAGAGGATAATTTCCAGTTTTGAGAATACGTGGCTGTATTATAAAGGGAGATGCTACGGTCAGAGCTCCGGCACCCTGATGTCTGGGCACAGGGCCACTTCTTTCGTGAATACAGTGCTGAACAGGGCCTATCTCCTGGTGGCGTATCCTGAGCTGAACAAACTCCGGTCTATCCATGTAGGCGATGATGTCTTCATCGCTGCTCCTGACAGTGGTGTTGCTGCAGCCGTACTCGACGCTGTAGGGGCGAGTGGCGTCCGGATGAATCCGACAAAGCAGAGCATCGGCAGGGGTGTGAGCGAATTCTTACGCATGGCCATTGGTGCAGATGGGACGTATGGGTACGTAGCACGGAGCATAGCAAGCATCATAAGCGGTAACTGGGTGAGCGAGAAGCGGCTATCGTTAGATGAGGCGATGAACAGCTTGGTCAACAGTAGCTGGAGTATGATCAACAGGGGCAGCGGTGAGAAGGCTGTCGGTTGCATCGTGAGTGCTGTACTTGCTCATTTTTCGATAGAAGAGCGGGTGGACGAGGACTATGAAGCCGCGGTCAACAGGGTGGTGCGCGATGCGAAGTTAGATGTGAGTGCCATTCCCGCACACTTGCGTGACATTTTGTTCGTGGGTGATATCATGGATGATGTCCGCCATGCCCAGCACGCTCAGAACTCCTTAACGATCCCTCAGAATCGGAAATTAGTGGCTGCCGTCTGCAACGCAGGTAAGGCTCAGCTGAGTGACGAAGTCATGGCAGCCCTAGCAGCAAAGATATCACCAGACGATCCTCAGGTTGCCCTGTCGTGTCTGGTAGAATGTCGTCGCCTCTCGAAACGCTATCTGTCCAAGAGTGGTTTGGTGTTGTCGTCAACCGGTGGAGGGGATAAGTTGAGTGCGCGGAGATGGCTGCGCGACGCTCTTACAGGCGTCGTTGGCTTCCGGGAAGGCCCAGCACGCCAGAGTAGCTTCGTTGAGATGAAGATAGACCTCGAACCAGTGGGGAGGAGGTTGAGCGAGCCGCTGAAGGATAAACTGGTCGGGTTGCCTCAGCATAGCGTAGACGCATACCTACGTGAGCACGTATCGCGCGTGGAGAGAGAAGCAATCGCAAGCAGCAGTGTAGATATTGTAAGCAAGATGAAGGAGGCAGTATATAGTAAGTCCTTCGAATCTGCTGAACTCCACACTCCTAGCTGGCGGATGGTCTCTAAACGCATGTGGTTGTTCCGGCAGGACCAGAAGAGTGTGTCTAGCAGTGAGATACAACGCAGGCCAGAGGAGGGTGGAGTCCTGGGGCGATATCCACTCTTGGCGTTCGTCAAACATGCTTTGGACAAAGAGACTCTGCGCGACCTGGTTATGATAGCCGGTGGGGACAGTAGGGCCAGCGATATACGCAAAGAGGCGTGGGGACCAGGTACGCGCGGGATGGTTGTCGTCGGTAGTTGCGTGCGCAGTGATGCAATGTCATGGAGCCGGCGCGGGACAGAGATGTTCTTGCACATGACATGGAATATGTTCTTCTAGATCTAGGAAGGACAGAGTGGGGGCAGCAGTAGAATCTGTCACCATTTAGACGACCCTTTACGGGCCTTGAAGAAGGAATACTAGGGGCTAGGCCCCGGACTGTAGAAAGTCTTAATAGGGGGACAGTAGGGC